TGTACTCCCGCCCGGACCCGATTGTCCGTGACTGAAAGGAGGGCAGGGCTCTTCTCCACCATATCCTAAGTGTACAACATCCGGGGCGGGTCGAAAAGGGCCGAACGGTTGCTCGTTTCGGGACCGCTTCAGAGCAGTAGGGCTGGTGGCTGGGCTGCGCTCAAAAGCCTTCCCAGTTGCCAGCTCCCCACCGACGATCGCCTTCGTCGCTTGCAGCTTGAACGTCCTGCTCGTTGAAGTGTGGGTTAGGGATCAGCTTGCCGCTGGCCGTCTTGATCTTAGACTTGGTGCCCAGGATTTTCCTGAGCTGAGCCTTAGTCAAAGTGGCCAGGCGAGCTTGAGTGAGAGGCTTACGGGCCGTGGAAGTTGGATCGGACAGAGCACGACGAGAAGGATTGACCGCTCGGTAGACTCGTCCGTAGCGAGTGCTGTAGAACTCAGCAATCTCCTGGATAGACATGCCAGTAGTGGCAAGCTTCCTCATGGCGTCGCTCTGGACCATGAGTGGTGCGAGTGACCCACAAGCTTTACACTTGGGCTGCTTCCACGTAGGATCTGGTACGAGGTTGATAGGCATGGCTAGGCACCAATCCTCTTGACGAGGTTGATAGGCACGGTGTCGAAGGCTCCTTTTGCTGCTCCAGTAGCCCCTGCCTGGCTGGGAGGGGCTCCCACACAATCCTCTCCTGGTGGGGCAACAGTAGCAGGTGGATAGAAGAGTAGCAGGCGAATACGCTGGTGCAGGTGGAGCTTTTCGTGCGTGACCCCAGGAGGAACCACCTTTGCGGTGCCTGCACGAATTCCGAGGTTGCTGGCTAGTAGACTGACAAGTTTCGTGCGTAAATAGACGTAGACCCACCTGGAGACTGGCCTGTTTTTCCCCTTTTATAAGGGACAGAGAGAAAAGAGCTCTATAGAAGGAAGAGGTAGGGTGCATGCAAGGAAGAGTAGGAATAGGCGTACCGTATAAAGAAGAGCCGGAGCTTATGCAGCTCCAGGTGGGTCATGCAGGAAAGGTGGAGTGGGCACACCCCTGCTGGTGGGCCTGCGGCGAGGGCGTTCTAGGGCGAGTCAAGTTGAATACAGGCTACGCCTGGAGAAGGCGCGGCGCTGGCACGGGTGGAACCTCGTCTTCTGAGCAGAATGAGGCTGGTCTGAGTTGAGTGAGTAAGCTGTTGCAGTAGAAGGGTACACTGGTAGCCGTGCAGGCAATTTTGCTTGTACACCGGCACAGACAGCGCAAATCCTAGTGGAGCAGTAGTCCTAATGGCCTCCTCTAAGAACAGTCCAGGGCCACACGATAGACCACCTGGCGTACCACGCCAGCGTTGCATCAAGCTGACCAAGGGCGGTCACCGTTGCACTAGGTGGGCTACGACTGGCCACTCCAAGCTATGTTCTATGCACCTAGAGGACGTGCGTAGCGGCGTTCCGATCGAGCCTGGGGTGGTTGCTCGCAAGAATGTGGTGCATGCAGTCACCGTTGGCCAGCGAGCAGCGGTCAGCGCCTTTGTCCTTTCTGAGCAGGCAAAGCACGCGCTTATGCGCCTTGGCATTGATCCTGGCAGGACCGACCCTAAGGTCTTGTTGCTCGACACCGTGCGCAGTGCGTGGCAGCAGGCACAGGTGTGGGAGGCTATGTTGGCCTCCGTACCGCCTGACGACTGGGCGCACGTAGGCAAGGTGCCTATTCCAGGCAGTCTGGAGAGTGCAAGGGGCGCACGCATCGAGACCATGCAGCGGTTCCTGACCGAGGCGACCAAGACCGCTGCACGCACCAGCAAACTAGCGATTGATGCAGGCATCGAGGAGCGCCTAGTACGGCTTGCTGAGGAGCAGTCGGCTCTGATCGCCGATACCGTGCGGGCAGGTCTAATCGCAGGCATCGGTACGCTGCACTTGAGCCAGGCCGCCGAAGCCGCTGCCATCGCCGCTGCGATCGGCCAAGCGGCCACTCACTTACGAGCTCTCGCCGCTGGCCAACCTGACGAGGTCTATGAAGGCATTGCAGTGAGAGTCGACGATGCAGACGCGCGCGGCTAGGTCACAATGATCACGGCTTGGGGAGACGAAGGCGAGGTCACAGTTGACTCAGGCTCTAGGTGTGAAGTGGAAGGGCCCCGCGGTCCCCGCGGCCACAGCGGTGGTCTGACCATAGGTCAGGTCAGGCGGACTCCACGCTGGTCTCTCCAGGGCGGCCTCGCCCCCCAGGATCGGGCGGTCCGTGAGCCCCTAGGTCAGGATATGGTCGTGTGGGGAAGCGGTGGGGGCACCCTTGCGGGTGCCCCCGGTAGGTCAAGCCTCGGGCTTGGCCACGAACTTGTCCACGGCCGCCTTGGCCTTGGCACGGGTCCAGCGGGGCTGGACGGTCAGGACGAGGTCGATCAGTTTGGAGTTCGCCTCGGGCCGCCGCTTGGCCGCCGTCTGGGCGAGTCCAGCCCTCTGGGCCACACCGTAGGCGAAGGCATAACCCATGCCTGCCTTGCGGGCCGCCTCGGCGATGGTCAGACCTTCCTTGAGGTAGGTCCGGCACACCTCAGACTTGATCACGGCCTTAGCCGTGGTCTTGGCAGTCCTCGTTGCCATTATGAAATTGTCCCCTTTCACACGAGAGGAGGAAGGGCTCCTCGCCCGCCGGTCGGGTCCGTTCCTGACTGGCGAGGCCATCGTAGTCCTGCCGCGGGGGCGGATCGAGAGACAAACGGCCTGACCCACGAGTACAAACGGCCTCAAGACAAGAGTACATTCGTAGGATTACAAGAGTCCAAACGGCCTGTGGTGCCCACCCTTGGTTCTCTCTCACATACGTGCGTCCAAAACCATCTGTGCCCATTTTTTTGAGGAGGTGTTGTTCTCGTGGCTGTCAACCAACCCTACGATTGCCTAGAGTGGTCATCTTTGTCGAGAGGCGGTGGTCTCCTTGGTTGACACGCCCTACGATTGGGACGACTACCGGTCTGACTTCATCCCGTCCGAGGCCTACCGCCTCCAAGAGGTGGCTCTCGAGACCCTCCTGTCTGCCCTGCCTCCACCCGCCACCGTGCTTGAAGTCGGTCCCGGTTTTGGTCGGGTGACCAAAATCCTGACCCAGCTGTGGCCAAAAGCAAAGTTTGCTCTGGCTGACCTCTCCGAGGCGGCAATCGAGCAAACGAGCGCTGCCTGCCCCGAGGTCGACTTTTCAATGGCTGTTGGTCGTCTCCAAGACGACCGTCTCTTCCCGCCTGCTACCTTTGACCTCGTGGTGGCTATCGAGGTGCTCCTTCACATTCCGCCTGGGGCCGCTACGGCCCAACGAGCGGTCAACAATACGCTCTCTTACCTCAAGCCTAAGACTGGTGTCCTGATCACCTGCGATTGGACACAGCCTCTCCCCGAGGCCGTCCCAATCCGCCGAGATAACTTCTGCCACGACTATCCAACGCTGTTCGACCACGCCCGCCCTGCTGCAATCCTAGTCTCTGCAACCCCTGTTGGCCTCCAAACGATCTACCTCGTCAAGCGGACCCACTAATGAAAGCCATCGAAGTCGTCGCGGCTTACGTTGTCTGTAACGAGCAAGACTCGATTGCTGAGTCCATCCGCTCGGTGAAGGCGTATGTCGACCGCTTTGTCATCATCGACGCAGCCTTCCTGACCAGCCCACTTCCGCCCGAAGTCACCCACTCCACCGACAACACGCGGGCAGTCGCCACTGGGGCCTGCGCAGCCCCTCCCGCTCGACCTCTTGTCTACATCGAGGCCGATGCTCGTCTCCTCCAGTTCTACGCACGCAATGCGTACCTAGAGCTCATCAAACCACCCGACTGGGTGTTTGTCATCGACGGCGACGAGGTGCTTTACGGCGACTACACTGCAATCAACACAACCCTTGACTCCATCCGCGAAGGCAGGATCAAAAAGTCCCTAGCGCTCCCGGTCTACACGACGGCAGTCATGGTCGAGAAGATGGCACCCGATGTCACGCCCGACGAGTTCGCACTCAACCCTCTGATCTCGACGATGGGCTACATGCCTCGCCTGTTTGCGGCCGAGGCCAACCTTCGCTATTCCTGGGCAGCCGGTGGCTCGACACCCGTCTTGACCTACTTTGGCAAGCCCCCTTGGCCTGACCAGGCTTTGTGGCCAGCCCACAACACGCCTCCCGATACCATGTTCCTGATCAACCACCATACCCGCCAGACTCACCAAGGCTACCTCGACGACTACACCTGGGCTACCGAGCAGGTGGTCAAGTGAGTCCACTCCTCATCCTGGCCAAATCAAACTACTCGCAGCAAGTAGCCCAACCGGCCCCAACGCCAACGGCCGCCAAACCAGCCGCCACCTCCGCCCACCTTGCTTTCAACCTGAGTACAGGGGCTGACACCGGCGGTGCTGCCATCCGCGAGATTGAGGCCTTTCGCTCACCTGCTGGCCTTGCCTCCAAGTGGGAAGTCCGCGCGATGGTCGCTGCGTCTAACTACATTGGCTACACACAGGATGTGCCCTATAGCCTTGCCGGCATCGAGCGCCTGTACGACGCTGCTAACGTCGTCCACCTCAACCACACCCTCCACGGCTATCTGTGGTATGACAAGGAGCGCCACCGCCCTCTTGTCTTGGAACACCACGGTCTCCACCGCGGCGCCTTCAATATTGACTTCAAAGGGGTCATTCGCCAATGCAACGAGCTAGGCATCACCCAAATTGGCTCGACTGCTAACCTCGAGTTGTTTGGTCCAATCACCTGGACGCCGATCCCCTATGACCTCGACCAGCTTGCCCTGATCCGCAAACAAGTCCAGGCAAAGCTGCGAGGCCCCGGCGCTCGCACTCTGCCCAAAGACTACGATCCCGACGTACTCACCATTGCCCATGCTCCCACTAACCGCGAGATCAAGTCGACTGCTGCCTTCATTTCTGCAATGAACCTCTTGACCGAGATTGGGCTGCCTGTCCGCATGCTCCTGATCGAAAACAAGACTCATGCTGAGTGCTTGCGCCTCAAGGCGCAGGCTGACATCTTCGTAGATCAGCTTACTTTGGGCTATGGCTGCAATGCGATCGAAGCCTGGGGTATGGGCATCCCAGTTGTTGGTGGCATAACTGACCCTGCCTGGCGTAAGCATATGGCCAAGCGCTGGTCCAGCCCTCCGCCTTCGTCAACCCTACCACCCAGCGTGTCGCCACAGACTGCTGAGGCCATCAAAGACGCGTTCCCCTTCCTTGACGCAACTGAGTCTACTCTGGTCAAAGCACTGACTACCCTCATCAGTCGTCCAGGCCTCCGCGAGGAGTACGCAGAGCGTGGTCTTACTCACGTGAGGCGTTGGCACTCACAAGCTGGTCACGTAAAGCAGATGGTTGAAATCTACGAGGCTGCACCTGAGCCTCGCATCATCAATAGACCACCTCTGCACTTAACTCATAAGGAGCGTCTTGCGCTCCTGCGCTCCAATCGTGCCGAGACCATTCGCCGTGTGAAGCTTGGGCTCTAGCTGAGCTAGCTAAGTTGGTTAGCTAAGCAATCAGCAGGTAGCCACAGAGGCCTACACTCTCCCCAGCACGCACCGGCCACCTCATCAGCCGCCTCAGCCACCTCAGCCGCCTCAGCCACCTCAGCCGCCTAGCTAGGAAGGCAACATGGCCAAAGCTACCACTACTTTGATTGTCACCGTTAGTCTTAGCGACATGGAGGCCACGCGCCTCTTGGTCTGGACACTCTGGCAACTGGTTAACGAGATGCGCGTTGCGGGCCCACATACAGCACCCTACGCTGCCCGTCTGGAGGAAGCACTCGACCGCTACGTGCGCGCCTTCGGTCCACAAGACAATAACGATTACGATCAAGGTTAGCGGCGATGCCTTGGGCCGACCCTGAGAAGAACGCAGAGGCAGTCAGGCGTTGGAGGGCGGCCCATCCTGGCTACTCAAGTCACTATGCACACCCGTCCCACCTTACGCAGAGTCGCTACAGTGTTCTCGAGGAAGACATAAAGCAGCAAACAGCACTCTATCGTCTGAGTCGTTGCAAGGCTGACGATCCTGCAGAGTATCGGCGTAGAGAGCGACGCTGGATACAGACCACAGACTTTTGGATACTAGGTGACGACAATGGACAAGACCAAACTCGACGACGCACTCGCCTCAATGACTAAACGTGATCTCGAGGAGCTACAAGACGAGATCGGTCGTCGCCTAGTGGCCTGCCTGATCTGCGGCAACGAGGGTGCAGAGTCCTGGAGAGTTACAGGCCACGGCACTGCAAAGGGCAAGGTTGCCAGCCTAATGATCTGTAAGCCCTGCTTTGAGAAGCACCGGCTCCCCGAGGGCCGTGCCGAGGTAGTCAAATAGTGACCTTTCCGTCCTCGGTCCTGAACTCTGCAGCAGACCGACTCACTGCCGGGCCAGATCCCTCGTGGCAGGATCCATCTGCTTGGGCTGAGACTCATCTGTACGGCTGGAACCCTGCGTGGTACCAGTCGATGATCCTCAAGGAGCTTGCAGACAGCCGTAAGGTATCGGTCATTGGCCCCCACGGCATGGGCAAGACGGCGATCGACGCAGTCGCTGTCTTCTGGTTTGCCCTCACCCGCGAAATGGCTGGCGTTGACTGGAAGGTAGTCACGACCGCCGGCGTCTGGCGCCAGCTGCAGCGATACCTTTGGCCTGAGATCCATAAGTGGGGCAAGCGCCTGCGAAGCCCGCTGTGGCGTAACGCGCTCCTGACAACCGAGATGAAGCTGCGTTACGGTCAGGCCTTTGCTGTTGCATCTGATGACCCGGCCAACATCGAGGGTGCCCACGCGGACGAGATCCTGTACCTGATTGACGAGGCAAAGAACGTCCCGCCTGCGACGTGGGATGCAATCGAGGGTGCAATGTCCGCAGGCAACGCGTACTGCCTCGCCAACTCTACTCCAGGCAAGGCAGAAGGGCGGCTGTACGAAATCCACGCCAAGCGCCCTGGTTACGAGGACTGGTTCACCTACCACGTGACCCTCGATGACGCCATCTCCGCCGGGCGCGTCAGTGCCTCCTGGGCGGAGGCACGCGCGAGACAGTGGGGCACGAACTCCCCGGTCTACATCAACCGCGTCCTGGGCGACTTTTCTACGACTGACTCTGATGGCGTCATCCCACTGGAGTGGCTCGAGGTAGCCCAAGAGCGTTGGGACGAGCTGCAGGCCGCAGGTAAGCTGGAAGCCGACCTCCTGCGCGCGGTTAGCGCCGACGTAGCTACCGAAGATGGCGTGGACAAGACGATTATCGCTACCCTCCACGGTACTACCTTGAGTCGCTTGCTGTCTTTCCCGAATGTCGATACGATGGCAACAACGGGACACGTAAAGAGCCTCATCGACAACGCTCGTCCTGGCCGACTCAAGCCTTTGGCAGTTATTGACGCGATTGGTGTCGGTACAGGCGTGGTTGACCGCTTGCGGGAGCAAGGCATCAAGGTAGACGCGTTCATGGGGTCCTCAAAGGCCAAGTATAAGGACAAGACCGGCGAGTTGACCTTCTTGAACCGTCGCGCCGAGGCTTGGTGGACGCTACGCGACCTCCTCAACCCTGCTTTTGGCACTGAGATTGCGATCCCGAGTGCCGAGGTGTCCCCAACGCTAACCGGGGACCTTGTTGCACCTAAGTGGGACCAGACTTCCACCGGCCACATCAAGATCGAGGACAAGGACGACATCCGCAAGCGTCTTGGGCGCAGCCCCGACGAGGGTGATGCTGTTACGATGGCGTTTAACGCACGGATTGATCGTGGTACAGATATCTTGGATGCGATCCCGAGAAGTCTGGAGAAGACCTCGACGTGGGGCCTTCGGCCATGAGAAGGCTCTGGATGCGTATAAGACATCCTATCTTCTACTTTCAGCTGGTTCGCCACTTCTATCGACGTCAACGGTCATGACCATCAACGTTGTTCTCTTCACGAGCACCTTCGATACAGGTGGTCAGGGTTGGCGTATCAAGCGGGCCTTTGAGAGACACCAGCCTGACTTCACTGTGAGGTCAATCCACACGACCGAAGCCTATTTTGGCTATCCGCACGACGTCCTCTACGCGGCGGGGCCAGATAACGCCTATAAGCTCACCGAAGCAGCTGATATCATCCATTTCCGCAACCATTTCGGTGGTCTTAAGCGCCTCCGGGCCTCTGAAAGGCCAGTTGGGCTTGTTTTACACCATCATGGCACCAAATTTCGTGCTGAACACGTTACTTTGGCTGAGGAAGCACGTCAAAAAGGTGCAATTCAGCTGGTTTCGACGTTGGATTTGGCTGTTTTGGAGCCTGATTTGGAGTGGTTGCCGAGCCCATTTGACGTCTCTGAGCTGGCCAACATGCGTCTCGCTGCCCAAGACGCCCGTGTACCTGGGCCCATCAGGATTGCACACTCTCCGACGAACCGCATCGTCAAAAGCACGAATTTGGTGCTAGAGGCAGTCCAAACACTTGTAAACAGCGGTTTTAGCGTTGTTTTGGACTTGATTGAGCGCAAATCTTACGCCGAGACGCTGTTTCGCAAGGCAAAAGCCGACATTTTGATCGACCAGCTGCATCTTGGCTACGGAAACAGTGCAATCGAAGCGTGGGGCATGGGTATCCCTGTCATCGCTGGTGTCGCAGACCCCAAAGTGCGCCAGGCCATGCTGGATACTTGGGGCAGCCTCCCCTTTTACGAGGCAATGCCTAGCAACCTTGCCGACCGCCTGGCCGAACTGATAACCGACTCAGACCTTCGCTCCCATTGGGGAGAAGTCGGCCGTAAGCACGCTTGGCAGTATCACGAGGAACAGAGGGTTTCTGAGCTCCTAGCTAACCACTACCGTAACTCGCTAGCAGAGAGGGCAAGCTAATGGCCAAAGGTAAAGATTTCAAGCTTGACTTGGGTACGCTTGGCTCTACAGGGCTGCCTGTTTACAGTGGTAGGATCTATGACGAGTCGCTCGTCGAGCTGGACGGCGAGCATGGCCGTAAGGTCCTGCGCGAGATGTCTGAGCAGGATCCGATCATTGGTGGCGTCCTGCTTGGGGTAGAGTTGCTCTCCCGCCAAGTCCCCTACACCATCAAAGCTGCTGACGAGTCTGACAAGGCCCACGAGATTGCGGACTTTGTCGATGAGGCTCTTACCGACATGAGTCCTTCGTGGGAGGACACACTGTCAGAGATTTTGTCTTACCTTACCTATGGATGGTCTTGGCTTGAGATCATCTACAAGCGCCGCCAAGGCCTTAAGCCCAACTCCCCGCAGAAGAGTTCACGCTTCGACGACGACAAGATCGGTTGGGGTGGTTGGTCGATCCGCTCGCAGGAAACGCTTGACCACTGGGAGTTTAGCGAAGGCGACAAGGGAGAGCTGGTGGCAATGCACCAGTGGGCTCCACCTGACTACAAGGCGGTCCGTATCCCGCGAAACAAGTCCCTGCACTTCAAGACTCGCAGTCGGCGCGAGAACCCCGAGGGCGTCTCGATCCTCCGCAACGCGTACCGCCCTTGGTACATGAAGAAGAACATCGAAATCATCGAGGGCATCGGTGTCGAGCGAGACTTGGCAGGCTTGCCTGTCCTGTGGGCACCATCGAACCTGTTCTCTGCTAACGCTTCTGCTGACGAGCAGTCGTTGTTTGCCAAACTCCAGAAGATCGTAACCTCCATCAAGCGGGACGAGCAGGAAGGCATCCTGATGCCTATGGCCTTCGACGAGGAAGGCAAGAACCCGCTCTACAAGCTGGAGCTGCTCTCGACAGGTGGCGACCGACAGTTTGACACCAACGCGATCATCAACCGGTACGATGAGCGCATTGCAATGTCGATGCTGGCTGACTTCATCCTCATGGGCCATCAGGCGGTCGGTAGCTACGCCCTGTCGACTACCAAGACGGGCCTGTTTTCTACAGCCCTGAGTGCCTTCCTCGACCTGATTGTGGCCGAGATCAATATGCAAGCAATTCCGAGACTGGTCTTGCTGAATGGCTGGTCCCTGAAGGACTGCCCAACCCTCCAGCACGGCAAGATTGACACTACGGACCTCAGTAAGTTGGGCTCCTTCCTCAAGCAGCTGTCCGATGCAGGCATGGCTGTCTTCCCGAACCAGCTCCTCGAGAAGTACCTCCTTGAGACTGCTGGTCTGCCTGGTGATCCTGGTGTTGGTGAGCTGCCAATGCCTGTCCTGGACGAAAACGGCATGCCCATCCCGCCGGTCGTTGGGCCTGATGGCCAGCCGCTTCCTCCGCCGCCCCCGCTCCCACCCAATCCGTTGATGAG